CCCAAGCAGAATCCCTCACCGTGTCCATTATCAATAATGAATTCGGTAGTTTGGAATTTGTTTTGAGAGTAGTGTTCACCATAGGTGGCATCCACATACTCTTGTAATTCTTTGATCAAACGATCTTCACTGTATTTGTAGTCAATCTTTTTCATATAACATCCATAACAAGAGAGTAGAAAAGTGGGGGACGAATCCCCCACTCAATTGGTTACTGTTATCGTGAGAAAACAGATGCACCTTCAGCCATTGCTGCAGCTGCAACCATACGACGAGATGGAATACCAAGACGGTATTTCACTGCCTTTGTCCCATTAGACAAAGTCTTCTCGTTAGAGTAAATTGCATAACCTTGATTACGCAATGTACGGACTGCTTCAGCTGGGTTCTTAAGTTTGAACGAAGCACTGATTTGCTTTGCAGTAAATTCTTTACCTTGCTCAAACGCACCAAGTAGTTTAGCTGTATTGCTCATTTACACTCTCCATAATATCGCCATCATAATAAAAAGAATCCAACTCTAAGTGATGGCTCAAAAAACTTAGAGTTGGATTTAAGACCGACTTAGTAGTAATCGTTACGATCGCCACCAATGTCGATACCTGCTTCACGGCAGATGTCGTTGAAGTCAGACGCTGCATCATAATCTTCATACTCAAGAGAATCATCGATAATCTTTTGTAGTTTAGACTCTTCAGCGTCCAGTTCAATATCGGACTCTACAGCAGTTTTGCTAAGAGAAATAACTTTCGCTTTCGCTGCACGGACAGGATTTGTCTTTACAGTCATTTCTTGAGCAAACTGAGAGAGTTGTGATTCAGTAGGAACAGGCAACTGATACTTACCACGCTCGATTTTGTTAGCGTTGAATAACCAGTTAGGGTATCCGATTTTTTCACCCTTCTTGCCTTCACGTTTCGCTTTCTCTTCATAGTAGATTGCAGCACACTCTTTCAGAGTAATCACAGGATCAGTCTTATACTGAGGATTGCTCTCGATAACAGCTACAACAAACTTCTTCTGAGATGCGGTTAATTGATCAAACTTTTTCATAATATAACTCCTTCTTTCACGTTTAGTAGGTATATTCTACAACAAATATTTGCAAATGTCAACAAAAAAATGGATCTTTTTGCAAATAAATTACCCTGTAAAATCAACACTTTACAGCGGATCCCCTATTAAAAGGGAATATCACTGTCAGAATCTTGCTGAATTTCAGCATTTTCAGGTGTTTCAGGTGTTTCTGGCTCTTCTAGTTCACCACCTGCAACCTTATCGAACAAGTCGAGGAAGGCTAGTTTAGTGGCTGTATCGAAACGATTGACACAAAGTTCGATCGCTTTCTTTTGGTCACCGAACACAGAGTAAGCACGGACGATATGACCAATACGACGAGTCGTAATAGTTTCGTCCACACCACCATCATCGAAAGTACGACGAATTGCTTCAGCCCACTTCACGATATTTGTAGCGAATGTCTCATCATAGCAATCATATGCTTTCATGAGATTCTCCATAATCTTAGTTTCATAACGAGCAGCAGGATAATCTTGCTCGAATGTTACAGCGAAACGCTCCAAGAATGCCTCATTGAGAACATTTGTACCAATGTAACGACCATCGTCTGATCCCTTACCTTTGGTGTTCGCTGTTGCGATGACATTGAATCCTTGCTTAGGAACAATCATCTCATTCCTCAGTTTGAAATAGTATGGCTTACCTTCCAAGATTGGTTGTAAGCAAAGTAAAGTATTGGCAGAACCAGCATCAATCTCATCCAACAGGAGAGTTGTACCAGTGCGCATTGCGATAAGAACTGGACCTTCGACAATCTCGATATTGCCATTCTCCAAAGTCTTAGAACCAATCAGCTGATCTTCATCAGTCATCATGTTAAGGTTAACACGGATGAGTGGTTTCTTCTGCTTTGCACAGATCTGCTCAATCATAGTAGACTTACCATTACCAGTTGGACCAGTAATGAAAGCAGGATAGAATAATTTTGATTTGATGATCTTATCAAGATCCTTGTAGTTTCCGAAAGCAACGAAGTTTGGATCAATCGCTGGAATCAGAGATGTTGTATCGGTATAGTCCACTTTATAAGATTCCTGTGGTTCCACTTTCAATGCAGTGTTACCTACGGTTGGAGCGATAGTTGCTTTGCCTCCAGGAATAGCGTAGATACCACGACCAACTTTATTTTTCATGAGCCACAGAGGGAACTTTTCTGTTTTCATCTCATTCATAACGTCCATTAACTGAGGACGAGTAACTGTGCCAGATGATTGCGTATCTGGAAACATCTCTTGCAGTTTTGCTTCGAAGTCTGCAACAAACTTAGGATCACGTTTAATCATAATATATCACTCCATTCATTTTGTACGTATATTATACATCAGCTTTTGGGAAATGTCAACAACTTTTTTGTCTTTTTTTCAAGTTTTTTACATTGTAAAAACAACAACTTACGCAACATAACCCACGAACTTGTTCAGAAGAACACGAGAAGTCTTCTTTTGGTTCAGATATTTACCTAACTGGCTTGCAAGTTTACGAGCATTCATCTCTCCATTTGCTTCCAATTGTCCATCGTTGATTCTCATCTTGTGCTGTCCAACGATAAACAACTCATCACGACCAGCACCCTTTACAGAATAGAACCCATTCTGACGGAAAGCAACACGGACATCTGCAATCTCTCTGTAAATCTCACTACTACCAACTTTAGTGTTTGAACGTAATGCCCAATAGATATCACGCTTTCTGTTAGGGCAGATATAGAACCCAACGTTACGGCACTGATAACGATCTTTGATCATCTGCAGGATTGTACGAGTCTGCTGATTATTATCACCTTGTTTGATAGAATATGTCTTTTTGGTTTGTTCATCACGGATGAAGTTTTTGACATTCTTCCAAGTCGCTTTGTGATAAACATTTTCTTGATCTACATAAGAATCACTTTCAAGTTCACGTTCAGAGAAACGACCAGACATTGCGTCAAGACCAGAACCCTCACCATCAGTAAGAGTAATGAAAGTCATTTTCTCAACACCATTCTTCTGGATAAAACTACCCATGTTCTCATGCATCCAAAGCAATGCTTGGTTAAGTGGAGTTGAACCAAGAGCAAAAGGACGAACCCACAAGAAACGAAAATCCATCAACATTTCTGCCATCCTGAAAAATTCAGATGATGACATTTTATCGCTAAAAAATTCAAGAAGATTGAAGTCACCAGCACCAATAATGTTTTCGCCATTCTGCTGTTTGCCATGCCAATATTCACGTGTTTGAGCACGCATCAAACCTCTGTTTTCATCGTAATCACGATATGCATTGGTGAAAGCATAAACACGATAAGGAATGTTTGTACGAACACAGAACAGAGCAAGGTTGATAACCTGCTTGATTGTATCACGAAGAACATCATGCATAGAACCAGACCAGTCTACATAGATGATCATTCCATGCTTCTTACCTTCTTGAGTAATCTGAATACGCTTGAACAAGTCATCGTTGATCTGATAACCATAGATTTTTCTCATGTCAATCTGACCAGACTTGGCAGTCTGTGTACGCTTGTATGCTGTAGCAGACTTACGCATTTCGAATTCTTTTACGAGATAGTTCACTTCTTTCTGTGTATCACGTTTGAATGCTACAAACTCTTCATGAAGTTCTGCATTCTTTTCAGGATAGTTTTCTTTGAATTGAAGCATTTTCTCAGATGCTTTATTGAGGATATTCTTGTATGAAACAATCACATCATCTGCTTGGAATGTATCATACTTCCAGTATTGGTAAATAGTATCAGTGTCAGCGAGATCTGCAAGATTGTCATCAAATGCTTTCATAGTCTTTGACGCAAGAGGATCAGATGCTTCACCATTAAGTTCAGGATTTGGTGCAGCAGAGTTCAGCTTTTGCTGTTCTGATTCATCTTCACCATCATCATTTCCTGGAGTTGGTTTGCCATCGTCATCTTCTTCAGTTTCTTCTGCAGTCTCATCGGTGTAATCATCGAATTCATCTTCAGAATCTTCGTAATCATAATCACCTTCGTTATCATCTTCTGCATCTTCAAGAGCAAGTTTCTCGAGTTCTTCTTCAGTTTCCTCTTTCTTCTTTTCATACTCTGCTTTTGCGTATACGAATACTTCTTTAGCCAGATCAATAACGTCTTGGATAGATTCAGTACGCTCTGCACGAACAACAAACTGTTTTTCTTCTGGTGTGAAGTCCATCATAGCAGTAGATTTGAAATAAAGATTGATACGATCGATCAACAGCAATTTGTTGAGATCCTTACCGTCTGTTTCAAAGAAGTCACGATCGTTCAACTGCTTATATCCTGCAGCCATGTACTTACGAATTCCAGGATATTTACGCTTGATTAGTTTCTCGATACGAACATCTTCGATAACGTTCAAGTATGATTTGATAGCAGGATTTTCTTTGATTACTTCACTGTATTCATCAGTGGTGTAAAGTGCATGACCAACTTCGTGACCAACTAGCATGTGCTCAATTTCTGGTGTTAGCTCTTTCCACATAGGAAGTCTAAGAACACGAGATTTGATGTCAAATGATGCTGTTGATACAGGTGCACGAACTACGTTGATATCTTCGTTTGCAAGAAGTTTTGCTGAGAGATCTACTGCGGTGCTATTCATAATGTCCTCCATCAATTTCATAGAGGTATTATACATCAACGTTTGCAAAAAGTCAACAGTTTTTTTCAAAAAAGTTGCAGATTTATAGATCTAAATGCCAAAGTCCAGGTTTATTGGCGATTTCGCCTGTAGGAAATGTGTTAAATGCAATACTGACACGTGTATAACCTTCTTGTACTGCTGGAACCCCATGAACAAGAAGAGAAGGAAAAATTACCAACTTTCCTGTAGTTGCAGGAACCCACCAAGTTTCAGAGTTATGCATAGTATAATATTCAGGAGATTTTGGCTGAACAAATAAGGGAAATAGTCTGTTTGGATTTGTAAACATTATTTTATCATCTCTAGCATCAATATACAAAACGCCTGAATAGAAACTATTTGAATGTTTATGATCGTGGTGGTACTGCCATTGATCAGAGAAACTTGCCCATGATTGAGTGATTCTTAAACCGACTCCATCTCTTGGATTGTGTGTACTTTGTAAAAACGTATTTACTACATTTTCTAACCACTCTTTTATATTAGACATTTCTGGAGCATTAAGTATTTCGCTTTCTACAGACAACTCATTACCAATGATATTTTTGCGCTTTAGCGAATAAACATAGTTTAGTTCTTCTTCTGTGTAGTCTCTTCCAAGTTCAGCTTCTAACATTGGAACAGGAAATAAATTTTGTATTTGCATATAAAACTATCCTTTTACTATCTGAGAGAAGTCATGTTTCTTCTCAAATTTAATTACTGATCTAAATTTATCGAACAACTGATCACCCTTATGGCTGATTACAAATACGTTTGTTTGTTCGCCTAGTTGATGCATCAGATTGAGGAAGTAATCTGTTCCTGCGGTATCGAGAGAAGAATCAAAGATCTCATCCAAAATCAGTAAGTTTGTATTCACCGAGTTTTTCATCTTAGCAATCTGTCGCCATGTGAACAGGATAGCCAAGTCGATACGCATTTTCTCTCCTTCGGAGAAAGATGGATACGTAAATTCATCACGGAATCGTGACTTCACTGTCTCATTGAAAGATTCATCCAACTCAAACTTGATGTATGCGTCCATAGCAGTCAGATACTTGTTGATAAACATATTCATGATAGGTAGGTATTCACGAATGATTGCTGTCTTAATACCAGTGTCTTTCAATAACTGTTGAGAGATTTCTTCGAGATTGCGTTCTTCAGATAGTTTCTTTTTCTCACCAACTTTTTCGAGAGCAAAATGTGCTAGTTCTTTGAGTGTTTTCTTTTCTTTGTCGATGTCTGATGTTTCGTTCTTATTCTGTTCAATCTCTTTTTCAAGATCAGCGATGTGCTTATTGAGTAGAGTTACAGTCTGATTCTTTGTAGACAACTCAATGTTCTTATCAGTAATCTGTGATTGAATATCTGTAATTACTTTTAGATCGTCATTTAGTTTTGTCAAAGCATCTTCAAGAGTGCCTGCTTGTTTCTTATAGTCCACAATCTCCTCATTAAGAGAGGTGACTTTACCCTCTTTGAATTCTTTTTCAATTTCCTGCGAACACGTTGGACATGAGTCATTTGATTGGAAGAATTCGATATGCTCAGCGCAGTACTTCTGTCGTTCACCAAGTTTCGATGCAGCAGATGTTGCCTTGCGAATATCATTCTCAATTTTGTCTTTGTTCGATATGCTATCACTGAGTTCTTGGATTTCAGTAAGTAGTTGGTCAACTTGTGATTGAGTTTCAGCAATTGAGGATTTGTTTTGATCGATCTTGCTTTCGATAGCCTTAATCGACTCAGTTTTTGCTTTGGAGATAGTCTCAATAAGTGTTTGTTGAGAATCAACTTTGGTTTTTGCATTAGATAATTCAGACTCGACACGACTGATAGCATCCTTAGTAGCACTGCTACGTTCTTTCAGTAACTGGTTCATTGTGCTGAAGATACGAATATCAAGGATATCTTCAATCACATCCCTACGTTGTAGTGGAGAAAGTTGCATGAATGGAACAAAAGAAGCAGAACCTAGAATTACAACCTGTGTGAATGTTTTATAGTTGAGTTTCAGGATCTGCTGTTCCAACACTTTCTGGTAATCTTTTACAGCAGCATCTTGATTGATCATCTCATCGTTTTGATAGATGTCAAACTTGTTCGGTTTGATACCACGAACTACCTTATACTTATTCTTTGCGATCGTAAATTCGACTTCCACCAAACAGTTTTTCTGATTGATAGAGTTCACCAACTGATTCTTCTTTACGTTACGAAATGGTTTATTGAACAAACCAAAACACAACGCATCAAGGATGGTGGATTTACCCTCACCATTCTTACCGAGAATCAGTGATGTGCTACTACGATCTAGTTGTATAGTAGTTCCTGCGGATCCAGTGGAAAGAAAATTCTTCCACGATACGCTGTTAAATATGATCATTAAACAACCTCAATGTTGACCGCTTCTGTATACAGTCCACGCATATATGTCTTCAATTTGTCCTTATCATAATCAGTTTCCACTGAATCGATGTAGTTTGATAGGACGCTCACAGTGTCTTCAAGATTGATTGTTTCGTCTTGCAACTCACCATTGTCATACTCTGATAGGTCTTCAAGTACTTTGATATCTTGACAACCTAGAGTATACAACTTATTTACGAATTTGTCAAATTTGTAGTAGTCAGTTTTGTTAACCACTACAAGTTTTACGATCTTCTCTGCTAGATCCAACTTATCAAGATCAATTGGTTCTTGCCCTTTGTCATTGTATTCAATACGTTGGAACATAGTGTATTGATTCTGAACAAAAGTTAATCTGCGTGTTAGTAGATCGAAGAAGTGGAAGCCACGAGGATCGTATGCATCATTCCAAGTAAGTTCATATGGATTACCAAGATAGTAGATCTGACCATCATCTGACTTGTGATGATAATGACCACTGAATACCATATCAAATTTCTTGAATAGATCCTTGTGAAGACCATCATGTGAAACCATACCACGATGCATTACAAAACCTTCAATCTCGAAATGCCCCATGCAAAGAGTAGACTTAGTTTCCTTTAACTCTTTAACAGACGCTTCATAGTTTTCTGCACAGATCCAAGGCATGAAACAAATATCATACCCACCGACATCCAAAGTAGTTGGTTGCGAGATAATGTTGATGTTTTTGTATTCGTTGAGCAGTAGTTCTGGAGAATTGACTTCGTTTGTGTTTTTGAAGTATGTGTCATGGTTACCTGCAATCATGTGAACGGTGATACCACGCTCACGAAGTGGTTCAAAAAACATCTTCTTAGCACGATCAAGTGCATAGAAGTTCATATACTTCCTACGATCGAATGTATCGCCTAGTACAAGTAGTGTATCAATACCACTAGAATCAATAGCAGGAAAGAAATTATTTCTGTAGAATTTTTCATAGAAGTCCAAAAAAGCAACTGAATCGTTGCGTGCACCAAAGTGCTGGTCTGTAATTATAGCGACTTTCAATCTTATTCCTCCGCTTCGTCAGATTGGTCACCACCCATAAAATCATCCAGTGAGGGTTCTTCTTTTTTCTTCTCTAATTTCTTTGCTTTTCGTTCTGCTGCTTTTCGTTCAAAGAAATCATCCACCTGATGATTAGCCTGTAAGTATTCCATATACGTGTTACTATATTCACCTGCCCTTCCACCATCACTTTCATGAACATCAAATAAGTCCATTGGAAGATCTTGAATCATTTTACCACGAATGTAGGTTTGTTTCTTTTCTTTTGTTATGCGTCGGAGAAATGCATAGTAGATAATCTGTGTAAAATAGGCAAATGGATTTGAAGATTTTTCTGGATCAAAGTTATCAATATATTGAAGACAGTTTTCAATACCGTCGGAGATCATCTCCTCACGATATGAGTAGTTAATAAAATTAGGTTTATAGGATAGATGATTAGCGATTTTTAATACACATTCGCCAATATAGTTAGATACTTGGGGTTTGGGTTTTCCAAGTTTCTTTGCTTCGATAACTTTATCACGACGTTCTATCAACGCCTTTAAGAATTCTTTGTTGTCTACATATTGTGCCATAAGTGGTACTTCTCCAATTCATTTTTTACATTATACATCATAATATCATAAAAGACAAGTTGTTGATCTTGCAACAAACTTGCAATAACCACCGTTGACTGCTTGTCTTTTTGCTTGACATGAGGCATAATCTACGGTGTTAGGGTTGATGATAAGACTATTAGTGATATGTCTTCTTAGTCTCCATCGGTTTATCCATTGCTTCATCTACAGGATCTTCTTCGATTCCATCCCACTCATCCCAATCTAGATCAGCAGAATGTTCAGGATTCACAATAATAGCACGATAGTGCTGGATCATATCTTTGCTTAATTTTTTTATAAAGAGGATATGCCCTTTATCAATTATATATTGGGGATCGTCCGAAAGTTGTGTCAGAGGCATAGCAGCAAACTTTGTAAATTTACGTCTGCCGTTTTCATCTAGTTCTGGCATCATTCGAATTTCCATGGGATACTCTAATTTTACAAACTTAGCATCCTCACCTTTCAATATAGCCATAATTTCCATATCATTCATAAGTCTTGCGACTACATAAATCTCGGAGCCATCTAGTTTTATATCTTTAGTCAAGATTTACCTCCACAATCTTAATTTTGAAGTCTTCTTCTGCATAGGTTTTATATCTTTCAGCTGCATGATTTAGTGTATGATTCTTCCAAGACTTCCAATGTAAATCGTCTGCTAGATCATAAAGATCGCAAGACTGTTTACCCTCTTTCAACCTCAATCCACGTCCAATAGATTGCAGATTCCTAATTTTAGATTTTGATGGTGA